GCGGTGGGCGGTAGCAAGGTATCGAGTCACATGGACGGCTGGGCTATTGACTTTGTGTGTAGAGGCTTTGGCACGCCACTAGAGGTCTGCAAGGCTATCGATGCAGCAGGTATCAAGTTTGACCAGATGATCCATGAGTTTGGCGACAAGGGCTGGACTCACATCTCCTTTGCGCCAGCTTTGCGTCAGCAAAAACTCACCATCTTCAGACCTCAAAACAAATACGCCATCGGTTTGTTGACGCAAGACGAATACAACAAGGCAGTATGACCAATCTTTACCAGCAGCTCCAGACCCCTGCCACGCCAGACCTGCCTAATCCACAGGAAAGCTATGACAGGTTGACGGTTGCGCAGACGAATGCTGCTTTGCGTACATTCTTCTTGAAGTTGACAAATGCCTTGCAATCCATTGCGTCACCTCGCGGTGGTAGGTTTCTAAACAACCCTTACGGGGCATTCCAAGACGGCACAGACCAGACGGCAGCCAATACGACGACTGCCTATGCCATCACATTTGATACGACAGACTTCAACAATGGCGTAACCTTGTCTAACTCGTCAAGGCTTAATGTGTCTCAGGCTGGAATTTATAACATTCAGTTCAGCGTGCAGTTCAAGAACACCACTAATGACGGTCAGGATGTGGATATTTGGTTTAAAAAGAACGGCACAAACATTGACAATTCAAATAGCAGGTTTCACCTATCACAAAAAAAATCATCAGGTGACCCGTCTCACTTAATTGCCGCTCTTAACTTCTTTGTCAGTTTGGTGGCTAACGACTATGTAGAGATTATGTGGAGACCAACAAGCACTAGCGTCAGCATTGAGCACTTTGCAACCAGCTCCACGCCAACCAGACCAGCCGTACCTTCTGTCATTGCAACGGTATCGTTTGTGTCAAACCTCTCAACGGAAGCATAATTAGACCCTATGGCACTCGTACCAATCAAAATCCCTGCTGGCGTATACCGTAACGGTACTGAGTACCAGTCTGCGGGGCGCTGGTTCGACTCGAACCTTATCAGGTGGTTTGAGAACACGCTGAGACCTGTGGGCGGGTGGCGTAAGCGATCAGCATCACAAATGACTGGTGTCAGTCGCGGGATGCTGACATGGCGTACTAACTCCGATGAACGGTACATCGCTGCTGGAACTCCTACAAAGCTCTACGCCATGAATGAGGCTGGTGTCTTGAAGGACATTACACCTACAACCTTTACGACTGGAATTACAGACGCAACCATAAAAACAGGTTATGGATATGGCACTTATGGAAGTTATGCCTACGGTGTGGCGCGTCCAGACTTGGGCGGTCTTATTCCAGCAACCACTTGGTCAATGGACACTTGGGGCGAGTATCTGGTTGCGTGCTCCAATGCTGACGGTCAGCTCCTTGAGTGGCAGTTAGGATTTACCACTCCAACATTGGCTATTGCTATTGTGAACGCACCAACGAGTTGCGAAGCTGTGATGACGACAGCAGAAAGATTTGTCTTTGCTTTGGGTGCGTCAGGTAACCCACGCAAGGTTTCTTGGTGCGATCAGGAAAACAATACTGTCTGGACACCTGCTGCAACCAATCAGGCAGGTGACTTTGAGATCAATTCTGTCGGCTCAATCAAGTGTGGCAAGCGAGTTCGAGGTGTCAATCTAATCTTTACCGATGTCGATGTCCACGCTGCCAGCTATATCGGTTTGCCTTATATATACAGCTTTGAGAAGGTCGGATCAGGTTGTGGCGTGATCAGTTCTCAGGCAGTAGCAGCCATTGACACGGCAGCGATCTGGATGTCAAGGTCAGGGTTTTGGATATATGACGGTTATGCCAAACCATTGCCTTCAGATGTTGGCGACTATGTTTTCCAGAACATCAACTACAACCAAGCCTCCAAGGTCTACGCTGTCCACAATAGTAAGTACGGTGAGTGCATCTGGTTCTATCCATCGAGCGCCAGCAATGAAAATGACTCTTATGTGACTTACAACTACCGCGAAGGACATTGGTCGATTGGCATTTTGGCTCGGACTGCTGGAACTGACCGAGGAGTCTTCACCTATCCCTTGATGATCTCAACTGACGGCTATATCTTCGAGCACGAAGTCGGTTACGCATACGACGGGGCTGTCCCATTTGTGGAGTCAGGTCCTTACCAGATCGGTGCTGGCGAAAATATTATGTCGGTGCGTCAGGTTATCCCAGACGAGCAAACGCTGGGCGAAGTCGTGATTTCCTTCAAGACTCGGATGTATCCGACTTCGACTGAGACGACTTTCGGACCGTACTTAGCAGCGCAACCCACAGATGTGAGGTTTGCTGCAAGACAGGTCAAGGTCAGGTACACGGGTGCAGTTCTAGAGGACTGGCGTGTAGGCGTGAACCGATTTGATGTTGTTGCAATGGGCAAACGGTGACTTAGAATTGACGCAAGAATTAAGGGCTGGAAAAGTACCTGTTTGTATTCGAGAGGATTACACTTTTTACTTGGAGTTCTTTAAGGGTAATTTGTGGTTTCACATCGACATCAAGAGATGGTCGTCTGAGGTCAAAAAGGGTTGCCAGAGGGACTTTGCTCTTTTAGAGGATTTAATTGGGAAGCCTATCGTCGCGCTGATACGCGAAGATGACATCAAACTTGCAAGATTTGCCAAGTCATTTGGCTGGTCTGAGAAATGTCAAATATCACTATTAGACGGATCGAAGGCTTTTATCTACACCAACAGGTGTGACAAGGGAGATTGATATGGGTGGAGTAGTAAGCGAAATTGGCGATATTGGTCAAGGCATCATTAGTGGCGTTGATGAGGGATTAACTCAACTCGACGACGCAATACCGCAAGAAGCCAAAATCGCAGCAGCTATCTATTTGGCGAGTCAGGGCATACCAGTCGGGGCTGAAGGCGCTGCATTGTCTGGTGCAAATGCAGCAGTCGCTGCTGACAGCGCTTATCTTGCTAGTTCGGCTCTTACTCCATCACAGCTTGCTGCTGCTGCTGCCAGCTCGGTTGAGGCATCTCAACTGGCAGGGCTTGCTGGAAGTGCTTTAGGAAGTTCATTAACTCCTCAAGCCATTGCTTCTGGTGCAAGTGGTGCGCTTGCTGCTGATAACGCTTATCTTGCAAGTCAGGCTCTTACTCCAGCACAGCTTGCGCAAGCTAGTGCCAGTTCTATTGAGGCATCTCAGGTTGGAGGTTTAGCCAATAGCGCTCTTGGTGCTCAAGTTGGTACTGGTACTGGATTGCTTGGTAGCGCGATCAACTTTGCTAAAGAAAACCCATTAACTGCGCTAGGTTTAGGAACAGCAGCAGCCAAGGCTTTGGGCGGTAGCACACCAACATCAAGCACCGCAACAACTAGCATTGACCCAGATGTCAAGGCAGCATATCTACGCAACTTGGAAGAAGCAAGGATGGTTGGAGCTGGTCTAGGCGCTAGACAGTTTGCTCCTTATGCTGAGTACAACCTCGGCATGGTCGAGAAGTACATGAACCCTTACGAGAACCAAGTGGTGCAAAACACATTGGCAGACATTGAGCGTGCTCGCCAAGGTCAAATATCTGCTGAAGGTGCAAGGGCTACGGCAGCAGGAGCCTTTGGCGGTTCACGCCAAGGCGTAACCAGATCATTGGTAGACGAAGCAGCTCTACGCAATGCTGGCAACTTGGCTGCACAACTTCGTCAGGGTGGCTTTGCACAGGCTCAGAACTTAGGTTTAGCACAGCAACAAATGATGCAGCAGTATGAACAGCAAAAGCTCGATGCACAACGCAACTTAGGTTTAGAGCGCTTGAACATAGCGCAAGGCGCGTTGAGCTTGCAACCTGCAAGGATCGGAGAAAGCACCTCAACACCAATCTATAGAAATCAAGCAGCGTCAGGTCTTGGCGGTGCTTTGGGTGGTGCTCAACTCGGATCATTGATAGGTGGCAAGAGCAATCCAGAGTACGCTGGTTATGGTGCTGCTGCTGGCGGTCTGCTTGGATTCTTAGGTTAAGGAATAGATCATGGCAACAATGCAAGACTTTGGCGGTTTACTCTTTGGTGGTGGCGGTACTGGTCTCGAAGACTATCTGAGCGCTGATCAGCAAAGTGGAATTAGAAACCAAGCGTTGCTGCAAGCAGCAGCAGCACTCTTACAGGCTGGTGGTCCAAGCCGTACCCCGATCTCTTTAGGTCAGGCACTTGGCGGTGCTCTGCAAGCAGGTTCTGCTGGGTATCAGCAAGCACAGCAAGGTGCTGTGCAGAGTTTGTTGGTAAGACAAAAACTGGCTGAAGCCAAGCGTCAGGAAGACTTCCGCAGAGCGTTGCAAACGCAACCGCAAATGGGTGGTGGTGGTGAAGTCACAACGATCACACCAGATCAAGCTATATCTATGGAGGGTCTACCCGCTGGTCCTACCGTTGCGCGTGCAGCGTTGATTGGTCAGCAAGTGCAAGCGCCTACGCAAAGAATGTCTCAGCAAGAAATGTTGTATCAAGACGCAATGAATAAATACATTATTTCTAATAGAGAAGGCTATCCAGACATTGCAGCAAAGTATTTGGAGGCTGCGTTAAAGATTAAGCCAAGAGAAGAAGTTACTGGCGATATTTTCAAGAGTGCGTCTGGCGAGTATGTACAGCGTACAAAGAGTGGTCAATTTATTCCTGTGTCTGCGCAGTTTGCTCCAATCGAGAAACCAATGGGTGCTCCAATTAAGGTTACTGATTTTGAAGGCAAGCAAGTTTTAGTCAATCAAATGAGTGATGGAACATTTAAGACCGTTGAAGGATATGGACCAGCAAGAGAACTTATCCAAGTTGATAGGGGTGGCTTAATTACATTCATGGATAAAGACAAAGTTCCAGCAGGTACAAGTCTTGGTAAGACGCTTGCACCTCAAATTGTTGGTGGCGCAGAGGCTGGCGGTTACTTCCAAGTTGGCGGTGGTGGCGGTGTAGGCGGTGCTCCTCGTCCTACTGGCGCACCTTCTACAACTGCACCTACTGGTGGTGCTGGCGCACCCCAAGCAGCGCCTACTGGAGTGCAACCACTTATCCCGATCATCCCGTTACAGGGCAAAGTATTTGGAAATGAGAAAGACTTGCGTAATGAATTCCAAGCGCAAGTTAAACCTTATGTTGAACTAGGTCAGGCATACCAGAAGATTGAAACCGCAGCAAAGAACCCGTCTGCTGCTGGCGACATTGCTTTGGTCTATGGTTTTATGAAGGTGCTCGATCCTGGCTCGGTTGTGCGTGAAGGTGAATTTGCTACTGCTCAAAATGCAGGTGGTATTCCTGACACAGTTCGCAATTTGTACAACAAGGCATTAGATGGTCAGCGTTTGGGAGAGAAGATTCGCTCTGACTTCTTACAGCAAGCTAGAAACCTTGTTGAGTCTCAGCGCGTTATGTCTAACGACTTGATGACAAGATACACCGATGTCGCAAAGAACTACAAACTCGATCCTAATCAGGTTGTTTTCGATCCATTCAAGCGTATACAGACACCAGAGCAGATCATTGGCGATGCAACTAAAACAAATATTCCAACGACTCGACAAGAGTTTTTTGATAGATTTAATTTAAAAAAACCAACTCAGTAGAGGTTATTGATGGCAGATACAAATATTGAGCGCATCCAGCAGAATGTCAAGACCTTGCAAGATCAAGGTCAGTCTACTGATATTGTGCAGTCTTACCTAAAGTCTGAAGGATTTTCTACAACACGCTACGAGCAAGCTATTAAGAGCGCTACAAAGACTGGCGGTGCTCCCATTAAATCAAGCATTGCAGGACCATTCCTCCAAGGGTTGACATTCAATACTGCTGACGAGATTGAGGCTGCTTTTAGGGCTGGCGCTATTAGTGGTCCACAGTACGAGCAGATGCTTTCTCGCGTCAGGGCTGGACTAAAAGAGTATGGCGAGCAGTATCCTGTACGCTCAACAATGGCAGAGATCGGTGGCGGTCTAGCACCTGTGGCTGCTGCCATTGGCGCTAGTATGTTGACGGGCGGTGCAGCAGCACCTGCTGTCAGTACCGTAGTCGCACCAGTAGGACGCAAGATTGCAAATGTCTTAACAGGCGCTCCAGCACAAACAGCAGAGACTAAGGCGCAGGAGTTGATAGCACGCTCCTTCT